AACAGGAGTTACGAATGAGACTTATTTCGGACAAGTTCAATTGACGTTAGGGGCACTAGTATAATGAAACATAACGACAAAGATACGCCCGAAGATAAAGTAGATTATGACTACGATTATTCTCGAGCAACTTACTATGAACTTATAGAGAAAGGCAAGGAATCTCTTGATCTTATGATCGAAGTTGCAAGAGAGTCAGAGCATCCGCGCGCGTTTGAAGTATTGTCTGGTATGGTTAAAAACATATCTGATGTGAACGATAGATTGATGGATCTAAATAAGAAGCAGAAAGAAATAAAAACACCTGATAAAAATGAAACAAGACAGATTACAAATAATAATGTGTTTTTAGGAAGCACATCCGACTTACAGAGATTGTTAAAGAATGAACAAAAGGTGATTGATGCTAACCTCCTCGAAAATGAGTAGCGCTCATGAAACGTACCTTGGAAATATTAATGTTAAACGCGACGGAGTTGTCCAAGAGTGGAGTCAAGAAGAAGTTCAAGAATATGCTAGATGTATGGGTTCCCCTGAATATTTTGCAGAAAATTACATTAAAATTATTTCGCTGGATAAGGGTCTCGTTCCGTTTAATCTTTACGACTATCAACGAACTATGTTCAAACACTTTAACGATAATCGTTTTAGCATCGTACTTGCTTGTCGACAGTCTGGTAAATCAATATCTTCAGTTGCATACTTACTCTGGTATGCTATATTCAACTCCGAAAAAACAATCGCCATTTTGGCGAATAAAGGATCTACTTCCAGAGAAATGCTCGCCCGTATTACTCTTATGTTGGAGAACCTTCCGTTCTTTTTACAACCTGGGTGTAAAACTCTTAATAAAGGTTCAATCGAGTTTTCTAATAATTCTAGGATTGTTGCTGCTGCCACTAGCGGGAGTTCTATTCGGGGTATGTCTGTTAATTTGCTCTATCTCGATGAGTTTGCTTTTGTTGAGCGAGCAGCTGAATTCTACACTTCAACGTATCCTGTTATTTCGTCAGGCGTCGACACAAAAGTCATCATCACCTCAACCGCAAATGGAATCGGAAACGTCTTCCACAAAATATGGGAAGGCGCTGTTCAGAAAACAAACGAATACAAGTCTTTTCGAGTAGATTGGTGGGACGTTCCTGGAAGAGACGAAAACTGGAAACTTGAAACTGTAAACAATACTTCTCAATTACAATTCGATCAAGAGTTTGGTAATACGTTCTTCGGCACAGGGAACACTCTAATAAACGCTGAAACACTCCTTTCCTTACGGGCAGGAGTGCCCCAGCGGGTCTTAGAGGGCGGTCTTTTGTTAATTTACAAAGAACCTTGCGCAAAGCACGAGTACATCATGACCGTAGATGTCTCGAAAGGAAGAGGTCAGGATTACTCTACGTTCAATGTCATAGACATTACGACACGCCCTTTTGAGCAAGTGGCAGTGTATCGGAATAACAATATCTCTCCAATACTCTTCCCTGATATTATTTATAAATATGCGGTCGTATACAACATGGCATATGTTATAATTGAAGCAAACGATCAAGGAGCGTTAACAACCAGCGGTTTATATTACGATTTAGAATATGAAAATACGCACGTCTCTTCTGCTATTAAGTCTTCTCATATTGGTGTAGAAATGAACAAGCGAGTTAAAAGAATTGGGTGTTCTGGTATAAAAGATATCTTAGAAGAAAATAAAATGACTATTCATGACGAAGAAACTATATTAGAAATATCGACATTCGTCGCTTCCGGTTCTTCGTATGAAGCAAGTCAGGGTAATCATGATGATTTGATGATGAATTTAGTTATGTTTGGATACTATGCTATGACTGAACAATTCATGAATATGACTGACGTTAATATTAAAGAAACGTTATATAGAGAAAAAATGCGAGCAATTGAAGAGGACGTAGTTCCTTTTGGATTTCATGACGATGGTTCGGAGTTCATTGAGCACATAGCTACTCGAGCAGAGATTCAACGTTTAGAGTGGTCTTTGCCTTTTATGGAACAAGAAATAGATTTTTATAAATAAATACGTTGAGATACATACCCGCATTATGTTTTCATATTAAGCAATGACAAAAGGAAATGACTATGGCAACCATACCGTCAGAGTCTCCCAACATTCTGGTAAAAGAAGTTGACATAACTGGGCAGGTTCCAGGAGTCACTACAAGCACTGGAGCGTTTGTGGGAGAGTATTCATGGGGACCGTCTAACAGTCCTGTTTTAGTGAGCAACGAAGCTCAATTAGCAGAAACGTTTGGATCTCCCGGACTAGATTCAGCAGTATCTAGTAGAGATTTTTTAACCGCAGCATATTTTCTAAAATATTCTGGTAGTTTGTACAACGTCAGAGGAATAAGTGCAGACGCTACAAACGCAACTAACAGCGGAGGTCCGGTCTTAATTGAAAACAGAACAAGTTTCGAAACATCCGAACCGACTACGGGCGATTTTCATGCTAAATATCCTGGAACCGTTGGCAATTCTTTAGCAGTAAAAGTTTGTTCAGGATCAACAAATTTTGCTGTTTTTAATACTTCGTTAGATTCTGCGTTCGATGGGCAACCAGAAACTTCCGCGTTTGTGAAACAAGCGCAGGGTGTTACCAGTAACACCATTTTTGACGAATTGCATATTGCAGTTGTTGATAGCGACGGCGTGTTTAGCGGAAATCCTGGCACAGTTTTAGAAACCTTTCCTTTTGTCTCTGCTGCTCGCGACGCTAAAGCGCCAGACGGCAGCACAAATTATGCAAAAGATGTAATTAATACTGCTTCTGAATACGTTTGGTGTCGAACGATTACTAACGTTACTGGGTTTGGACAAACCGCTTCATCCATCGTCGGCGCTAACAATGACGCCAATTTAGATTTTGGTCTAGGTGGTGGGTTGACTGGTACATATAGCACGGCTTCTGTTCAAACCGGTTTCGACCAATTTAATGACGGAGACACTATTCAGGCAGATTTTTTAATTACACCTGGCCAAGATACTACTGCGAACGTAACTACTATAGCGAACGACCTTATTTCTATAGCAGAAGGACCTTCCAGAAAAGATTGCGTTGTAACGATTTCTCCAGGATTAGATGATTGCGTTTCTCTTTCTCCCGCAGCAGCTACTTCTGCAGTCAATCTTTGTGCTAATACTGTAACTAGAAGTAACTACGCTATCTTTGATAACAATTGGTTAAAAGTTTATGACAAGTATCGCGATCAATACGTTTACATTCCAGCGTCTTCTTCTACCGCAGGATTAATGGCAGCTAGCGATTTAACTGCTGATCCATGGTTCTCTCCTGCTGGACAGAGAAGGGGTAGGTATTTGGGTGTAACTGCTTTAGCGTATAATGCTGAGCGTACAGGAAGAGACCTCCTATATAAAAACGGAGTTAACCCGATTGTTAATCTTCCAGGGCAAGGGGTTCTGCTTTATGGAGATAAAACATTCCAGAACAGACCTTCTGCGTTCGATCGAATTAATGTTCGACGATTGTTCTTAACGATCGAAAGAGCGATTAAAGGCGCAGCAGCAAACGTACTGTTTGAACTTAACGATGAATTTACTCGTGCTGAATTTACCAACGTTGTAGAACCCTTTTTAAGAGAAGTCAAAGGGAGGAGAGGCATTACAGATTTTAGGGTTGTTTGTGACGAAACGAATAACACATCATCTGTAATCGACGCAAACAGATTTGTTGCTAGTGTCTTCATTAAACCTGCACGTTCCATCAACTACATCACTCTTAACTTTGTCGCTGTAAGAAGCGGAGTTGAGTTTGAAGAAGTAGTCGGCACAGTTTAAGGAGAATAAAAAATGGCAATTTTAGGAGTCGATGACTTTAAAGCAAAACTACGTGGCGGCGGCGCTCGTGCAAATTTATTCAAAGCAACATTAAATTTCCCTCAGTACGCTGGGGGAGATGTTGAACTTACTTCGTTTATGTGCCGAGCAGCGCAACTCCCAGAATCAACGACAAACATTATAAACATTCCGTTTAGAGGTCGTGAACTTAAAATCGCAGGGGATAGAACTTTTGCCGATTGGAATGTTACTATTATGAATGACACCGATTTTAGTGTAAGAGACGCGATGGAAAGGTGGTTGAATGGAATTAACGCGCATAGTGCAAATACTGGATTAGTGAATCCAGTAGACTACCAAGCGGATCTTATTGTGGAACAACTTGATCGAGATGAGACGGTCGTAAAACGATACGATTTTCGCGGAACGTTTCCTATTTCAATAGGGCAAATTCAATTAGATTATGCACAAGTGGGCGAAATTGAAATTTTTGATGTTGTATTTGCGGTACAGTATTGGGAAAGTAACACCACTACGTAACCTCTAAATAAAGGGAGAGAAATCTCCCTTTAAATTTTTTAGGAATATTCATGGCAGACGATAACACATTTAAAGTATTTGGTTTTGAAATTAAAAAAACGTCTAAAGAGAAAACAGACAACAAAACGTTGCGTTCTGTTGTTCCTCCTACTGACGATGATGGCGCAGGATATGTAACTAGTGCTGCCGGACATTATGGTCAGTATATTAATATGGACGGCGATCAATCAAAAGATAACCATCAACTTATTATGCGTTATCGTGGCGTCGCTATGAATCCAGAAGTTGATATGGCGATTGAAGAAATTGTCAACGAGACAATATCGGCTTCTGAACTTCGAAGTTCTGTTAAAATATCTTTAGAAGAAGTTAAAACCACCGATAGAATTAAAAAAATTATAACCGAAGAATTTGAAAATGTTATTGCAATGTTGAAGTTTAATGAACTTGGTCATGACATTTTTAGGTCTTGGTATGTAGACGGAAGAATTTATTATCATCTTATGGTTAATGAATCTAATCTTAAAGCGGGAATTCAAGAGATTAGAAATATAGACTCTTCTAAAATGCGCAAGGTTAAACAGGTAAAATATAAAAAAGATCTTAAGACTAATGCTAAAATAGTAGATGAAATTGAAGAATTTTATATCTTTGAAGAAAAACCAGGTTCTATGACTTCTGCTGTTAAATTTTCAGTAGACGCTATTCAGTATACAACTTCTGGCATGTTGGACGAAACAAAAAAGAAAGTCGTTTCACACCTTCATAAATCTTTAAAAGCAATTAATCAATTACGGATGATGGAAGACAGTCTTGTCATTTATCGTCTTGCTCGTGCACCAGAACGTAGAATTTTCTACATCGACGTAGGTAACTTACCTCGCGGTAAAGCAGAGCAGTACATGAAAGACATCATGGCAAAGTATCGTAATAAATTAGTCTACGATGCAAACACCGGCGAGCTCAAAGACGATCGTAAGCATATGTCTATGCTAGAAGATTTCTGGTTGCCAAGGCGGGAAGGTGGACGGGGAACAGAAATCTCTACTCTTCCTGGGGGTGATAACTTAGGACAGATGGATGATGTTCTTTATTTCCAAAAAAGATTGTATCGGGCATTAAACGTTCCTGCTCAAAGACTAGAACAAGAAAACAATTTTTCTCTTGGTCGATCGGCAGAAATTAGTCGAGACGAAGTTAAGTTTCAAAAATTTGTCGATAGACTACGTCGACGTTTTTCGCAAGTATTTCTCGGCATTCTGAAAAAACAACTTATACTAAAAGGCGTTTGCACTGAACAAGATTGGAGCGATTGGAAAAATGATATCATTGTTGATTTCGTAAAAGATAATCATTTTTCTGAATTGAAAGAAGCGGAAATTCTTAGAGATAGATTAGGACTATTAGCAGAAGCAGAACCTTTTGTTGGCCAATATATTTCTAAAG